ACTCCTCAGCGATGCGACGTTTGCTCTTGCGCAAGCGGTAGCGCTCTACCAGAACGTCATACAGCGCTTTATGCCCTGGGGATACGATGACAGCACCCAGCACGCCGTCAATTTTTAAACCTTCGTCATCAGTGCAAAACGCAAGGCCGCTTTTATTTTTACCGCTGAGGATCTCCCGGAAGTAAGCCTCTAACTCAGGCTTAGTAATCCCTGTTTTTTTCATCCGGCGCAGGGCCTCATTGATAGCCGTTTTAGTTA